CGTGTATTAAAGTTAGTCGCACTACTCCACAAATGAATGCAGGTGCAATGCAAAAAGCTAACTCTCCTGCTCAGACAACTAATCTATCAACTAATACTGAAGAATCTCAAAGCACACGAAATGCTCCCCCTGTTATGCCTCAACCTATTAAGGCAGCGGCTGGTGTTTTAGCTTTACCTAATATTCAATCTATACCTAATCAAAGTTTAGATCTTAATCAAAGTAACAAAAATTTTGCTACTTCATCTACAACTGGAATACCTTCTTATTTTTCTACACCTGGTGGTAGTTATATTAATGCTAGTGCTACAGGTTATCAACCAACTGAAACTGAAGATACAGGTACAGGCGGTGTCGCTTCTGCAATTACATCTACTGCAGAAAGTTGTGCAGCTATTGGTATGCGTTTTGACCCTGAAACAAATACATGTGTTTTAATTCCTATTGTTAATAATAATGATGATGATTCACCACCAGGAATACCTGAGCCAGTAGAATTTAAATTTGAAAAACCTGAAGTAGATTACTTCAGTATGACTCCAGAAGAATTAGCAAATGTTTCTACTGGTAAAATAGATCCATTTACTAAAAAAGCAATTCAAGGTGCAGGTCTGTTGGCAGGAGGTACAGCACTTGGTGCTCTTGCTCTTGGTTCAAGTCTATACACTTCTTATACTGAAGGAACAGCAATCTCTGATATGATGACAAGACAAATGGTTGCTGAATCTCGTGGCCTTACTTCAGAAGCAACTGCAATAGGTAAAGCAATAGAAAAAGCTTATAATAATGCAAGCTTTCTTGTACAAGGAGCTTATAATCTTGGTCTTATTAATGGTCAAGATAACTTTGCACAACAGATTGCTGAATATTCAGATGAAAATTTTAAGTTAGATGAGGAAAATTACAAAAAAGAGTCAGCTGCTTTAAAGAGAGCACAAAAAGCTGTACAATTAGCGGCAGCTAGAAGGCAAAAAGTAATAGATGATAAACTAGCTGCGGAACAAGCTCAAGCAGTTAGAGTAGCTGGAGGCCATGGTGGAAGTAGCGGAGGAGACAGTGATGATTTTGGTACTGGTGGCATTGGCGTAACTTTAAACACAAGTGGACAAGGCGTTGCCCCTGGTGGTGGGCAAGGTACTGGTTATGGTGGGCAAAGTTCTACTGGTGGTCAAATGACTACTCCTAAATTTAAAATGTCTGATTTAAAAGGTAACGCAACAGGCGGTTTAATAGCTCGTCCTAAGAAGAAGAAGAAAAAGTAAACTAACTACAAGGCTACCCAGCAATAATGCTGGCCCCAAAACAAGGAACTAACTATGCCAGAACTAAATACAATAGCAACCCCAAAGTCTGCAGGATTTGTAGATCGTGGATTTAACCAAAGTAAAAAACGTGCAGCTATGGAAGCTGAAGAAAAAGAGATTGCACGATTAGAAGCAGAGCAACGTGGTGAAACATTCGAAGAGGAATCCGATGGCGAGGGATCTGAGGCAACCGAAGTATCGGATGCAAGTGATACCAAACAAGAAGAAGCCCAAGCGGAAAGCGAAACATCGGAAGATGATTCAAAACTAAGTCGTGAAGAAAAGTCTTTTAAGAAACGTTACGGTGATCTTCGTCGTCACATGGCTGACAAAGAGAAAGATTGGAACGAACGTTTTGAGAAACTAGAAAACTCTAGTACTAATATTATACCACCTAAGTCTGATGAAGACATTGAACAGTGGGCTTCACAATATCCTGATGTAGCTGGTATAGTAGAAACTATCGCTGCTAAGAAAGCCCAAGAATTATTTAGTAAAGCTGATTCTCGTTTGCAAAAACTTGATGAGTTACAAAATGAAGCTGTACGTAAAACAGCAGAAGCAACTATTGTTGAGTCACACTCAGACTTTATAAAAATTCGTGAGTCTGATGAGTTCCATAACTGGGCTGATGAACAACCTAAGTGGGTTCAAGATGCTGTCTATGAGAATGCTGATGATCCTCACTCTGTAGTTAGAGTCCTTGATCTATACAAGGCCGACAAGGGATTAACCAAACAAGCTAAGAAAGCTGGCACAAGGGCCGCAGCTTCTATGGTTAGTAAAACTTCAAAGATTAATGTAGATACTGAAGACTCTAACGGACAAATCCGTGAGTCCGATGTTGCAAGAATGTCTACTCAAGAATTTGAAGATAATATGGATGCAATTAATAAGGCTATGAAGTCTCAAAAATTCATCTATGATGTTTCTGGAAATGCACGATAACTGTTGACATCTGCATAAACAGAAGTATAACTAAGGACAGATTACAATGAGCCTCCTTTGGGACTACCTCGTATTCTGTTTTCCTAAAAACTGAAAAACAAATAAGAACTACCTGAAGAAGTACAGGCCCAAGTTTTTATCGGTTGGCCGACTGATATTAACTTGCACCCTAGAAAAACTTTCAGCCTCTTACTAATGTCGTTTAGTTTAATGAGTCGAGGTGCACAGCAACTCACTCTCAATTGAGATGTGTATCTCATTTCTTAAAGCCAAACACTTAACAGGAGGATTTATTCCATGGCTTTTACAACCGCAACGGGTTATGGCAACTTACCAAATGGTAATTTCAGCCCCGTAATTTATTCTAAAAAAGTACAACTTGCTTTCCGCAAAGCAACTGTAGTTGGTGATATTACTAACTCAGATTATTTTGGGGAAATTGCATCACAGGGCGATACAGTAAAAATTATCAAAGAGCCTGAGATCAGCGTATCAGCTTATGCACGTGGTACACAAGTTACAGCACAAGATTTAGAGGATGCCGATTTTTCTCTAACCATTGATAAAGCTAACTACTTTGCTTTTAAAATGGATGATATTGAAGAGGCACACAGCCACGTCAATTTCATGGATCTTGCAACCAACCGTGCTGCATATCGCCTAGCTGACCAACATGACCAAGAAGTTCTTGGGTACATGTCTGGTTATGCACAGTCTTCTTTACACAGCAAAGCTGATGCCCTTAACACAACTGTTAATGGTACTAAAGCTTTAGACACTGCTGGCTCTAATGAGTTGCTATCTTCTATGCAGCTTCATAAAGATGACTTTGGTAACGTAACAACTGCTTCTGCAGGCACTCACTCAATTCCTGTGACTGCACGTATGCCTGGTGCTACCTCTCTACCAACTGCTACTGTTTCTCCTGCAATGATTGTTGCTCGTATGAAACGTGTACTTGACCAACAGCAAGTTGACTCACAAGGTCGTTATTTGATTGTTGATCCAGTATTCATGGAAATCCTTGCTGATGAAGATTCTCGCTTCATGAACGCTGATTTCGGTGAATCAGGTGGGTTGCGTAATGGTTTGACCATTAACAACTTTCATGGCTTCCGTGTGTATTCCTCGTCTAACCTGCCTGCTTTGGGCACTGGACCAGGTACATCAGGTACAGCTAACCAGTTGACTAACTTCGGTGTTATTGTAGCTGGTCATGACTCTGCTGTAGCAACTGCTGAGCAAATCAACAAAACTGAAACATATCGTGACCCTGACAGCTTTGCTGACATTGTTCGTGGTATGCATCTATACGGTAGGAAGATTCTTCGCCCTGAAGCAATCGTAACTGCTCGTTATAACGCAGCTTAAGGGAGATATAAACTATGGCTACTTTTGACATGACTTCCGTTGATACCGCTGGTGTTGGAGCAAACGTTCTTGCTGTTCCAACAGTAGTCGGTAATACGGTACGTACTATTGAAGCAATACTAGATATTGATGCAATGGTAACTGCTGGTTACTCTGGCACAGATGGGGACATTTTTCAACTCTTAGAGATCCCTTCTGAATCAGTGATGCTTGCTGGTGGAGCAGAAATCATGAAGTCCTTTACAGGTTCTTGTACTTGTAATATTGACTTTGCTGGTGGAGATGACATTATTGACGGTGCTGCTTTGGATGCTGCTGCTGGTACATACCTTGTAAAAGGTAGTTCTGGTGAAGCTAACATTGTAAACACTGGTGCTGCATCTACTTATGCTGCTGCTGCATTAGCTCTTGTCGGTGCTGCAGATACCATTGATGTAGTTATCGCTGGTGCTGCACCTGCAACTGGACGCTTACGTGTCTATGCAGTAATTGCAGATATTTCTGCTGCTCACAATGAGGCTGCTGCAGCTTCACGTGACTTGCTGTAATACTACAATAAACTTTGGGGCTGGCATTACGCTGGCCCCATTGCTGCATCTTAAGGAAAAATAATGGCATATGATTATCTAGGTTTAGTTAATGATGTAAATAGGAGGCTCAACGAAGTTGAACTTACTACTACTAATTTTACCTCTGCAGTTGGTGAGTATGCTATGGTTAGGGATTCTATTAATGTAGCTATACGTTATATTAATCAACATGAATTTGCCTATCCCTTTAATCACTCTACAAGTTCTACTGTACTAGTACCTGGAGTAACACGTTATTCAATACCTACAGATGCTAAATACGTTGACTATAATACAGCTAGATTAAAAAAAGATTCTACAATTAATTTTAATGGGTTGAGTTTAAATACTCTTTCTTATAACGAATATATAGATAATCAATATATAAATCAAGAAGATGAAGTAAATTCTACAACGATTGATGCAGCCAGTGGACTATCGGCATCAGTAACTACAATATCAGTTACATCCTCAACAGGCTTTACCTCAACAGGAACTTTGTTTGTAGGTGGAGAACAAATAACATATACTGGTGTATCAGGTAATGATTTTACAGGGTGCACAAGAGGTGCAAACAGCACAACTGCTGCTACTATTGCTGATGATGTGGTTGTAACACAATTTACAGCGATTGGATCACCTAGATTTATTATTCGTACATTAGATAATAATTATTTATTATATCCTTTTCCAGACAAGCAATATGAGTTATCCTTTGATTATTTTACATTGCCTACAGATCTATCTGCTGCTACAGATGT